ATTATTACTACCTGGCAATCGATCTACAAACTCCCCCGAAAATATTTTGAACGTTTTAACGTAGTGGTTGGGGATGAGGCTCACCAGTTTAAAAGCAAGTCATTAATATCTATAATGTCAAAACTTGCGGATGCAAAATATCGTTTTGGATTTACGGGAACACTAGACGGTACACAGACACATAAGTGGGTCCTTGAAGGATTGTTTGGACCCTCCTACAAGATCATCAGAACAGAAGAACTGATGGCAAAGGGACATGTTGCCAAACTGGACATCAATGTACTTCTACTGAAGCACCCAGCACATAAGTTTGAAACATTTGAGGATGAAGTTCAGTATATTATTAATCACGAACGTCGAAATAAATTTATTAGAAATCTTGCTTTAGATCTCAAAGGTAATACTCTTATTCTTTTTTCGAGAGTGGAAGGTCACGGACAACCACTTTATGAAATGATAAATACGAATAGGGTGGATACTCGTCATGTATTCTTTGTACATGGAGGTGTAGCCACAGAAGACAGAGAAAAAGTAAGGGAGATTACTGAACAAGAAAACAACGCAATTATTGTTGCTTCATACGGAACGTTTAGTACAGGCATTAACATTAAAAATCTCCACAATGTTATTTTTGCTTCTCCATCCAAATCTAGAATTCGGAATCTCCAGTCTATTGGACGCGTGCTCAGGAAAGGAAATAACAAGACAAAGGCAACTCTCTATGACATTGCTGACGACATATCCTACAAATCCAGGAGAAACTACACACTTAATCATTTAATTGAAAGGATAAAAGTCTACAATGAAGAAAATTTCAATTATGATATTGTAAATATACCTCTAAAAAACTAATATGGAAGAAGAATTTTATTCTATTATAAAACTTGTATCTGGTGAAGAAATATTATCTTTGGTTTCAATTGATGAAAACGATGATGATCCTGTTTTATTGTTGCAAAATCCAATTACTATGAAAATAGTTCATGGTCCGCATGGAATACATGTAAAAGTTAGATCATGGATAGAAATGTCATCTGATAATATTTTTATTATTAGACGTGACAGAATTTTAACAATGACAGAAACTAAAGATGAAAGATTAATAGAAATTTATAACAATTATATTGAAGATGAGGATGATATTGATATCTATCATCCTCAAAAAAATTCTACTGAAAAATCTCATGGTAAAGTTCAACCATCTTCAAAGATGGGATATATCACAACAGTAGAAGAAGCACGTAAACAACTAGAAGATCTTTATAAACTTAAAGATAATAAAGAAAGCTAGAGTTGTTTCTTCAAACCTAACAAAGGTATTCTACTCATGATTTACCATATTGTCAAGTCTTAAAAGTGTGTTATAATAAACATATCTTATAGTATTAATGAGTAATGAACTATGCCCAAAAAGAAATCAGAACATTATGTAAATAATAAAGAATTGTTAGAGGCAATGATTAACTACCGTGCACGGGTAGAGGTTTCGTATATGAAAACCTTTCATAAAGATCTTAATGAATTGCCAAAACAAGAAAGAGGAAAACAATGGGAGGGCAAACCACCTATTCCAAACTATCTTGGAGAATGTTTTTTAAAGATTGCGACACACCTCTCATACAAACCGAACTTTGTTAATTACATGTTCCGTGAAGATATGATTTCTGACGGCATTGAGAATTGCGTTCAATACATTCATAACTTCGACCCAGAGAAATCAAAGAATCCATTTGCATATTTTACTCAGATTATTCACTATGCCTTCTTGAGACGCATTCAGAAAGAGAAGAAGCAATTGGATATTAAGACTAAGATCATTGAGAAGACTGGGTTTGATGAAGTTATGATGGTTGACGACAGCTTGCTTTCTGGGCATAGTTCAGACTATAATACCATCAAGGATAATATTCAATATCGTAATCGATGAAAGTTGCCATCATCACGGATACCCACTATGGTGCCCGTAAAGGTTCTAAGTACCTCCATGATTATTTTGAGAAGTTCTATGATGATGTTTTCTTTCCTACCTTAGAAGCAGAGGGAATCGATACTGTCATTCATATGGGTGATGCTTTTGATAGTCGAAAATCAATTGACTATCAAAGTTTGGAGTGGGCTAAACGTGTGGTATTCGACAGACTCAAAAAATATGATGTTCATATGATTGTGGGAAACCATGATTGTTACTATAAGAATACTAATAACGTAAACTCACCCGAACTTCTTCTACAGACGTATAGCAATATTAAGACCTACAGTAAAGTAACAGAAGTTACTATAGATAAATTAAAGATATTGTTTATTCCTTGGATCAATGCGGAAAACTATCAAGATACTGTCGAATCTATCAAAGTTTCTAATAGCATATGCGCGATGGGGCACCTTGAGCTCAACGGATTTAGAGCGCATCGCGGACACATCATGGAAGAAGGTATGGCGTGCGACGTATTTGAGAAGTTCGACAAAGTGTTTTCAGGACACTACCATACACGGAGCGATAACGGAAAAATCTTCTACTTAGGCAATCCTTATGAGATGTTCTGGAATGATGTGAATGATACTAGAGGGTTCACTATCTTTGATACGGATACCCTCACTCATACTCCAGTCAATAATCCTTATAAATTATTTTATAACATCTATTACGAAGATACCAATCATAAACTTTTCAATGCGACCGAGTACGAAAACAAAATTGTAAAAGTAATTGTTCGTAAAAAGTCAAAACCAAAAGACTTTGAAAAGTTTATTGATAAATTGTACTCTGTTGGAGTTCAGGACCTTAAGATTATTGAAAACTTTGAGATTCAAGAATCGGAAGAATTTGAAATTGATGAAGAAGAGAATACTCTTTCAATTTTGAATCGTTACATTGATGAATCTGAATTCGAACTCGATAAGAATGTTATTAAAGGTATCTTCCAAGATTTGTATAGACAAGCCTGCGAAGTGGAGTAAATGTATCTTTTAACTCTCAGAGATAAAAAGGACGATGGCGCTTATGCCGTTCAGGACAGACATGGGCATAAGGTTTTGTTCTTGTTTGAAGAAGAAGATGATGCTGAGAGATATGCCATGATGCTAGAGGATCAAGAGGATGCTACGATGATCGTAGTGGAAGTTGATGATGAACTTGCAATAAAGACGTGTAAGCACTATAATTACAAATATGCAGTGATAACCCCTAACGACATCGTAATTCCACCAAAGAATGATAATTTTCAAGAAGATTAGATATAAAAACTTTTTGTCAACCGGCAATCAGTTTACTGAGATTGATTTTCAAGAACATCATACTAATTTGATTGTCGGAACAAATGGTGCAGGTAAATCCACTATGTTGGATGCATTGACTTTTGTGTTGTTCAATAAACCATTCCGTAGGATCAATAAACCACAGTTGGTGAATACTACCAATGAACGTGAATGTGTGGTAGAGATTGAGTTTACTGTTAATAGTCGTGACTATTTGGTTCGTCGTGGAATCAAACCAAATATTTTTGATATTGAAGTCAATGGGAAACCACTTCACAAAGAAGCAGATGATCGTGCTAATCAAAGGATTCTAGAGGAGAGTATTCTCAAGGTAAATTATAAGTCTTTTACTCAGATTGTGATTCTGGGTAGTAGCACTTTTGTTCCTTTCATGCAGTTGACTACTGCAAATCGACGTGAGGTGATTGAAGATCTTTTGGATATTCGTATTTTCTCTGCCATGAATAATTTGATCAAGGATCATATTCGCACAAAGAAAGAACAAATTAAATCTTTGACTTTAAAGAAAGATACTGTCAAAGATAAGATGAAGATGCAGCAAGACTTCATTGAAGAACTTGAGAATCGTGGCAATGCAAATATTGATGCCAATAATAAAAAGATTGATAAGTTAGATGAGGAAGTTGCTCATTATATGAAGCAAAATTCTATCCTTGAGGAGAGCATTGAAAGACAAACTAAAGACCAAGAAAATTTTATCGGTGCTACAAAGAAGTTATCAAAACTAAACAATCTTCGTGGAAAAATCTCTCAAAAGGTAAGTACAATTACTAAAGAACATAAGTTTTTTACAGAAAATACGGTTTGTCCTACCTGTCGGCAAGATATTGAGGAAGAGTTTCGTGTAAATAGAATTAGTGATGCTCAAAATACGGCAAAGGAACTAAAAGAAGGATTTGATGAACTCGAATCCACTATTAAGTTTGAACAACAGAGAGAGCGTCAATTCAATTCCCTAACAAAGGAGATTACGAAACTAACGCATGGCATTTCTCAAAACAATACTCGGATTAGCCTCAATCAACGACAGATCAGAGATCTCGAACATGAAATTCAAACTATTACCAGTAACCTACAGAACCGAAATACTGAACATGAGAAGCTAGAAGAGTTTAGAGAAAATCTCCAAAAGACAATTGAAGACCTTTCAGACAAAAAACAAGAAATCGTACATTACGATTTTGCCTATTCCCTTCTAAGGGACGATGGTGTAAAAACGAAGATCATTAAGAAGTATCTTCCGTTCATAAATCAACAAGTAAATCG